AATGAATTTATTAACTCCAATGCAAGAAAGCCGGATTATAAATAATGTTATATCGGCTTGTAAAAATATAGAAAAATTAAACTCGCAAGGGTATAAATTTATAAACCTTGCTTCAGGGTTTATTGCACATTATAACCTAGAAGGGTTTAAAGGTTATTATTCTGAAAACAGTTTAAAAAATGCTATTTTAGAAAATGCAAGGTTTAACCAATGGAATAATTTTTCTTCATTGGATAGAGATTTTGATTATTACATGCAAAAAAAGAAAATTTATAACACTATTGTCGAAAAACTAAACAAGTGAGGAAAAAATGCAAATTAATGTGAGATTTTTTATTCTAGATTATGAATTAGAAGAGCCGGATTATATCGAGTGCTCTGAATTAGAGTTTATTGAATATCAGGGTTTAATTGAATATAAGAGAAATTCAATTCGAGAGAATGGAGTTAATCAAATTTGTTTATTAAAATCTAAATATTAAATTATGAATAAGGAAAATAGAATCATGGATATATTTCGACTGCAAAATCATTACACTCAATTATATTATCAAATTATTAAGATGGAGGAACTAGGTACTAAGGTTCCCACTAGTTTAAGAATAAAGCTTAAAACTTTAGAGAATTTATTAAATGATGAAGCGAATGCCGTTAAAAAGCCCTTAAATGAAGCTTAGAGCGGTTTTATTATTGTCTTAATAGTAGAGTAGCATTAAACAAGAAAACGCCTTAAAACGGCTAAAAAGTATCTTAAAATCGATATTGTAATAATTGCATTACTTTTGATGTATTTTTGTTAATTGTCATTAAGTTATGTTATTTTTTTGTTATTGTTGTTAATTGTCGTTAATTACTAGCATTGTCAAAAGTGCTATACGCGCCTACGCGCCTACACAAGGAGGAAATATGAAGACTAAAGACGAGTTACGCAAGCGTGCTATCGCAATTGCAGAATCACACTTCTATTGTGACGATGAGTGCGAAGTGATCTGGGAACCATTAGAAGACGTTGACGAGAACGTCATACGTGATCTTGTGCTAGATGTGGCAGAATCAATTTACAAGATTATGGTTGAATTTCAAGAGAAATAATTATGAATGATGAAATAATTGTCTATCACGTAAACCCGCCTACGCATATACGCAAGAACGACTGGTGCGCCACACGTGACTGCTACGAAGGAGAAGTAATTGGCTGGGGTGAAACTAAAGAACAGGCGATTGATAATTTGCTTGAAATAGAAAGATTAATAGGATATGATTACAGCTAATTCTTTAATTAACAATGCACAAGAAAGGAAATAAACATGGACTACCTACAAAAAGCAAGAGATTACGCAAGCATGGTTTCAATTGATGCAAAAGGTAAGCAGGAATTCACTTTTGATGAGATTGGACTGCAATATTTCTTAGATTCTATCGGTGTGGATTGGACTAAATTACAAGGTGATAATAATGTTTAAAATGGATGAAGAAGACGTACTGCAAGCATACGAAGAAATGCACTTGCATAATGCAGTACAGGACATTGTAGAATTGATGATGACGTATGGTGAATCTCAGATACTGGATGCTATTGCTATAGCATACGAAAACACGCTATACGCACACTTAGAGAAGAAATATATGCAGGTACACGCATGAAAATCAATCAAGAAACGTATGCTTTGGTTTTCAAGCATTTACTTACCGAAGAGGCTTCAGCGCATGAATTAGCTGATGTCTCAGGACTGCATAGCATTACAGTACAAAGCCTGATGAATACACTAAAGAAGCATAAGGTCGTACACGTGTGTGGATGGGATAAGGATACAATGGGTAGAGATACCACACCTATTTACAAGCTAGGAGCAGGTAAGAACGTATCACGCACTCGCATGACACGAGCGCAGGTGGTTGCAAGATACAGAGCAAAGAAGAAAGCACTTGATGAAGTTAGAATGATTTTTAAAGGAGATACGCATGGACAGGTTTGATCTAGAGCAGCATATACTACAATGCTGGGAAGTATGTGAAGACATTGAAACAATGGTAAGGCAAGAAGCTACACTTGAACATATGGTTAGTTTATCTACACTATACAGATACAAGTTTAAACAATTGTTTGCAACATATACTACACTAGTACATGAAAATCAACTCATTACAAAAGGATTAAAAGATGACTTCTAGAAATGATATTACAGGCGATGAAATTAAATCTAAGATTATCTCAGAAAGTTTCAGAGAGAATTTTGATAGAATCTTTAAAGGCATAGTATGCGGTAACTGTGGTGAACCAATTATCGGTACGCACACGTGCAAACCTAAAGCAGAATGGAATGACTTTGAGGAGAAGAAATGATTTTAGAATCTATCTTTTTTGTCTTATCTGGTGTATGCTTTGGTATAGCATTAGCAATGGTTTTAATGCTTTGGCTTATGTATAAATGGAGATAATTATGGATGATATTCAATTAAAACATATCTTAAATTTAGGTGGTATCGGATCTACGCTATACGAAGGTGAGATAGGTGAGAAAAACATGGAAACATGGAGAAAACTTGCTGATGTATTCAAAGAATATTATGACTTACAGGCATACAATGATCGTTGTAAATGTGATAACTGTGCTTGTGGGAAACAATAATGATTAAAAATGACATTATCCAAATGGCTAGAACTGCTGGATTACAGAGAATTTATGGTGCTTGTGCAGAAGCAGCATGTGAATCATCTTATGAAGATTGGGATTATGAGATTGAACGATTTGCCGCCCTTGTCGCAGCAGCAGAGCGTGAAGCGTGTGCCAGAGCGGCTGAAGATGTAGTTCCAAGACATACAGAGTGTGGAAACAAAATAGCAGCAGCTATTAGAGCAAGAGGCAGAAATGACAAAAGATGACATTATCCGTATGGCTAAAGAAGTTGGTATTCGTTTGATGGGCGATGGTTTTGGAAAGCCAGATAGAACAGATGTATGGGCTACACAAGATGAGTTTGAGTGCTTCGCCAACCTAGTCGCAGCAGCAGAGCGTGAAGCGTGTTGGAAAATAGCTGATGATTGGGGAGATTATGATGTGCAAGGGCTTGTTGATGCCATCGCTGCAAGAGCAAGGGGACAGGAATGAGATGCCGAGCATGTGATGTAATACTTAGTGATTATGAAACAACAAGGAAGTCTTTAGTTACTGGCGAGTATTACGATTTATGTAATAACTGCTTTAAGACAATCAAATCTGATCTGGTATATAAAGATCGACTTGATCTCGCAAGCTCTAATGATTTATATGAGATTGTGAATGAGGAAGATGATGACGAGTTTGGCAATATAGAGTACTAAGTAGTTAACATCATTATTAATTGTTATTATAATTATTATTAATGATTAACAATGATGTTGTCTTCATAGTTATTATAATTAAGAAAGGGATTTATGTCAAGTAATTTTTTAAAGCATATTCCTTGTCTTAAATGTGGTTCGAGTGATGGTAATTCGTTGTATGATGATAACCATGAATATTGTCATGTATGTCATAACTACATTAAAGGCGATGGTACTGAAGTTAATAAAATAGAAACGAGGAAAGCAATGCAAATACAAGGTGAAGTGTTGTCGATAAAAGATAGAGGTATTACCAAAGATACCTGCCAGTACTTTGGTGTTACGCAGACTAGTACTAATCATTACTACCCATACGCAGATACACAAGGCACTATCATTGCTGCTAAGGTACGCAAGGTAGAAGACAAGACATTTTCAGTACAAGGTGAATGGCGCAATGCGGCTCTATTTGGGCAGCACTTGTTTCCTAGTGGTGGTAAGACTGTAACCATCCATGAAGGCGAATTAGATGCCCTAGCAGGGTTTCAAATGAGTGGAAGCAAGTACGCACACGTATCGGTACGCAATGGTGCTCAGGCGGCTATAAAGGACGTTAAAGCAGCCTACGAGTGGTTAAGCAGCTTTGATAGCATTGTGATTGATTTTGATAGCGATGCTGTTGGTAAGAAAGCAGCAGAAGAAGTTGCTGAAGTATTTGGTAGCAAGTGCAAGATTGTTAAGCATCGTGAAGGCTTTAAAGATGCCTGTGACTACCTCGCAGGTGGTTACACATCCGACTACATTAAAGATTGGTGGAATGCAGAGCAATGGACACCTGATGGTATCATTGCAGGTTCTAGCCTATGGGAAGAAGTGAATAAGCCGATAGAAAAGTCTTCAGCAATGTATCCTTGGGTTGGTGTAAATGAATTAACTTATGGTATTAGACCTGCTGAGTTGATCACAGTATGCGCTGGCTCAGGCTTAGGTAAATCACAGTTCTTACGTGAGATCCTGTGGCACTTGATTGAGAGTACAGAAAATAATATTGGCTTAATGTTTATGGAAGAATCTGTACGTAAGACTGCAAGATCAATCATGTCATTGTACTTGAATAAACCGTTACATTTACCAGACACAGTTGTATCAGAGGAGGAATTAAAAAATGCTTTCGACATTACACTTGGGAATGATAGATTATTTCTTTGGGATAACTTTGGTAGTACTGATATTGATAATGTTATTAATAGAATACGTTATTTTGCCAAAGCAGCAGATTGCAAGTACGTGTTCTTGGACCATGTCTCCATGATCATATCGGCACAAGCTAATGGTGATGAACGTAAAGCCATTGACGAGTTGATGACCAAGCTACGCATGTTAGTGCAGGAAACAGGTATTAGCCTAATCGCAGTCTCGCACCTGAAGCGTCCAGATAGTAAAGGACATGAAGAAGGTGCTGCTACGTCATTGTCTCAGCTACGTGGTTCTGCTTCCATTGCACAGTTGTCTGACATTGTGATAGGCTTGGTACGCAATGCACAGGCTGAAGATGATGTAGAGCGTAACACCACACGAGTATCGATATTAAAGAACAGGTTCTCAGGTTTGACTAGTCCACATTGTGCTTCCTTACTTTATAGTAAGGATACAGGACGTATGACTGAAGTAAAGGAAGAGCTATGAATCCATACTTACAAGAAATATTACATGACATAACAACTAGGTTAGCAAAATTAGAAGCTATTGAACCTACAGTAGACGGATGGCCTCTTTGGTCTGGACTGCCTCAACCAAAGAAAGAATGGGTAGGTCTGACTTACGATGACATGATTAAGATATGGAATGAGTTGTACAAAGGTGATGATGTTTTACCGACCACATTTGGTATGGCAATAGAAGCAAAACTAAAGGAGAAGAACCATGGATGAGAAAGAATGGAAGCCAACAAAAGAATGGTTGGATTGGTATTTGTCACCACCAGAAAACTGGAATAAAAAGTATGGCGATGCTTTTGTTTGGACGTTGCAGGAAAAAATGTTGATGCAACAACTAAAGGAAAAGAACACATGACTGATAAAGAACTGCAAGATTTTATAGACCACGGTGTAAATGGGTTTAAAGAATTTAGTCTTTTGTTTGGTGGAACTTGGGCAAGTCAAGCAGTTGTGATTGCTAAAGAATATAAAGCCCTACTAGCGCAGCCTGAACCTGAATACAAAGAGTGCCGCCATTGTGGCTTTGAGTGCAGACCTAATAACAACCAGTCAAAAAAATGGTATCCGCTTGAACAGCCTGAAGAAACAGTTAATGGATGGCCTTTGTATTCTGGTATACCGCAGCCTGAAAAAACAAAAATACATGAATGCCCACGATGTCACTGTCACTTTATAGACGGGGGTGAGATTCTTTCACAAAGCAATGGGAAATCGTGGCGAGATACGCCGCAGTATCCGCAAAAAGTAGCAGCGCAGCCTGAACCAGAAGAAGGTGACGTACCGCTTTACACGCTTGAACAAGTAAAAGATGTAGCGCAAAAATTAGCTGATTGCGCCTTGATAAGTTCACCACCAAAGAAAGAATGGGTTAGTCTGACGGATGAGGAAATATTCGGAATGTTTGGTACTTACTTAGGTGATCCTGATTACAACCACAACAAATTATTAATTGATGCAAGACGCATAGAAGCAAAACTAAAGGAGAAGAACACATGACTGACGAAGAACTATTACAGCAAGCGTTAGATGCGTTGATTTCCGTATGGAACATGGACAAAACAACAAAACAAGTTGAAACAATACAAGCAATTAAAGCCAGACTAGCGCAGCCTGAACCTGATCTGCAGGAAATAATAGCTAAATGGATTAAAGCAAATACTGAACATAGGGAGTGGTACATCTGC